TTATTCCCGTGGCGCAAATTGACCCGACTGTTTTTGATATTATTGACTTCCAAGAATATGGCAAGCTTATTGCAACGGCCTCTGGCGCACCCCACCGCATTATGCGCTCTCCTGAAGTTATAGCCGAAATGCAACGCCAGCGCGAACAACAAAAACAAACAGAAATGATGTCTCAGGCATTACCAGCTGTTGCCGGATCTGTTAAAGACCTTGCGCAAGCCGAGGCACTATCACAATGAGGATGAGGGATTTTATTAAGAATAAAGAGTGGGCTTTCCGCAAGGTTTTTGGCTCAGAAAATGGGGAATTAAATGAGGCTTCCAAAATTGCCCTTGCCGATTTAAGATATTTCTGCAATGGTACAAAGAGCAATTTCAATACTGATGCCTTAGAAATGGCTCGTATGGAGGGGCGCAGAGAAGTTTTTATGCGAATTATGAATTACCTTAATTGTGATTTTAGTAAAATTTATGAACTAGATGAGGAAATTATAAATGACTGATGTAAATGATGCCCCCGATAATTCGGGACAAGCTGACGGTGCAACTAAAACATGGTACGACGGAGCCGACGCAGATACAGTTGGTTTTATTCAAAATAAAAAGTGGGACAATCCACTTAAAGTAATTAACGATTACCGCAATCTCGAAAAATTCCACGGCGTTCCAGCCGACCAGCTTGTAAAGCTTCCTAAACAAGACGATGTTGCCGCGTGGGACGCTGTATATAATAAGCTTGGCAGACCAGAAGCGCCGGATAAATATGGCAAAGACGGCCTTAAACTTGTTGAGGGTTTTTCTATTGATGACTCTAAGCTTAATGCGTTTGATGCTTTGGCACACAAAGCCGGTTTGACAAAAACGCAACGAGATATGGTTTATAATGGTTACTTTGAGAGTGAGGCTAAGTCTTTGGCTGGATCTCAAGAGGCCGATGCGCAAGAAAAATCTTTGCAAGAAGCGGCGTTAAAAAAAGAGTGGGGCAATAAATACGACGAGCGCGTTGAGTTGGCTCGGCGTGCGTTTAGGGCTTTTGTTCCACAGGGCGTTGATCCCGAATCTGTTGCCGCCGCCTTTGAATCAAGTATGGGCGTTGCCATTACAGCAAAAATGTTTGCCAACCTTGCTGATAAAATGGCGGAAGATACATTTAAATCTAATAACGGCGGCTCAGATCGTGCGTTTGGCTATACTAAAGAGCAGGCTGTTAATGACAAGAACACCCTTATGTCTGAGTTAAAGGCCGACGTAACCCGCCTTGGTAATTATAATCGCGGGATTGGTCCAGACTATGATAAAATGGCTCGCCTTAACAAAATGATTGCAGAGGGTTAATATGACTATCGAGGCAAAGCATAGGGCCAATGGCTTATTTGGAGTGGTTAGGACATCTTGGAATGACGTGCCAGCCGATGAAGATGGTCAAGTGATTTTTATCCCTAATCATGCCGATAAAACCCTAGATGTTTGGGGTACGTTTGCTGGGGCAACGGCTGTATTTCAAGCGTGTAATGACGACAGAGCAATATCTGCAAGCCCCGCAGAAAGAGCCTTGGTTTCTTGGAAAACTTTGAAAGACGTTGATGGGGATAGTTGTTCTTTTACTGCGGTTCCTAATAAATTGTACACCATACACCCCAACGCTTATTACATGAGAATGCTTGTAACTGGCGGTGATGGCACAACATCTATAACATTTTCTTTAACATCAAGATTATAAAAATGCCCTTTAATATAGACGAGCTAAGAAACGACGTTAATAAACTCAAAAAGTTATTTGACCCGATTTTTCGTGTGTCAGAGGCGCTTGAGGAATTTGACGCACTTAATTCAACGCTTTCAGAAAAGCGCGGGTATGTTGAAAAGTACAAAAAAGAAATCGCCAAAGTTAATCTTGATTTAGAGGTGGCCAACAAAGATTTGGCCGAAACTAAGGCCGAGATCGCCGCCTCTAAAAAGAAAGCAAAAGAAGAAGAAGAAAAACGAAAGCAAAAATCTGAGGAAAGGGCTACAGAAATTATTACTGGTGCCGCGTCTATACGCGATGCTACTTTAAAAGAGCATGAGCAAGCCAAAAAAGATTTAGCTTCGACCAAATTTGAATTGGGCAAAAAACAAACCCAACTTGATGAAATTAACGAAAAGATTAAAAAGGCAGAAACCCTTGTTAAAAATCTTTTTATATCCCCCCTTGATAAATAATAAAAATTAGGTTATTGTTATATTGTCGGACAAGTTGGGCGAACCTTCCCCGTCATTTTAGTACGTGACGCTCACGATAACGCGTAGGACGCGCCCTCAATACCGAGATAAGCAAGTCCGTTGTAATTGGCCTTAAACCTTAACAACGGAGGGCATTATGCCTGATATAGAAGCACTAAGAGTGCAGGAGTATTCGACAAACCTCGAACTTCTGTCACAACAAAAGACACCAAAGCTGGCAACGCTGGCGATGGCACAATCAGCGGCAGGAAGCAAAGCTTTCCGTATGCTGTCACAAATCGACGAAACTGAAGCAGTTACACGCACGACACGCGCACAACCTGCGGTAAACATCGACGTAGAACATACTGGTCGTTGGGTATATCCGCAAATGTTCGATTGGGGCAAGGTTGTTGACGACATTGATTTGTTGCAAACAAACATTTCCCCCCAAGGTGCATATGTTCAATCTGCTGTAGCCGCCATGAACCGCAAACAAGACGATCTGTTTACTGCGGCTTTCTTTGGTACGGCGCAAACAGGCGAAACTGGCGGTACCGGCACAGCATTTCTTGCCGCAAACCAAGTTGCCGTTACTGTTGGCGTTGGTTCTGCTACGGGATTAAATGTTGAAAAGTTACGTGCGGCAAAGCAAGTTATGCTTCAGGCTGATGTTGACCTCGATATGGAATCAATCTATGTCGGAGTTTCTCCACGGCAACACGACGATCTTCTGGCTTTGACACAAGTTGTATCTACGGATTTCAACGAGCGTCCAGTATTGGTAGAAGGTAAGGTTCAGCGCTTCCTTGGCATGAACTTCATTATCTCAAACCGTCTGCCGACTGATGGCAACAACTATCGTCGTCTGCCAGTTTGGGTTCCATCGGGTATGGGTAAGGGTAGCTGGAAAGAAGTTTCTGGTAGCATCCGTAACCGCCCCGATCTCCAAGGCAATCCCCTATACATTGAATCTTCTATGATGGTTGGTTTTACCCGCCTCGAAGAAGCTAAGTGTGTAGAAATTAAATGCTCTGAAGCTTAGAAAGGAAACTAAACTATGCCTACATTTCTTGGTATTCACGCTACAGATTTTGACTCAAATCCGTTTGATGTTGTTGATGCTCGCCTACACGGTGGGTTAATCCACACCATTTCATCTGTTGATGAGGTTCCTGATACAGCTAACGCCGATGTTCTTATCATCGCACGCGTCCCCGTTGACGCCGTTATTAAATCGGTTCGCTCGGCTAATGATGCTCTCGGTGCCGGGACAATGGATCTGGGCTTGTACAGAAAAAACAGTGACGGAACATACACCGCCGTTGATGATGATTGCTTTGCCTCTGCAATTGCCGTCACCAGCGCCAATGCTCTGACAGACGTTACTTACGAAGCCGCCGCCGCTAACATTGCCTTGCGCAATCAGTCTGCTTGGCAACGTGCCGGATTGGCCTCTCGGCCAGCATACGGCGACTTGTACATTGCCGCAACTTTTGATGCGGGGACCAGCACAGTTGCTACCCTGTTGACAGAGATTGATTACACACTGTAATAAATTAGGGTAGGCGCTTAAACTCGCCTACCCTTTATTTTCTAAGGGCGAGCATGGCAAGTAAAACAGAAATTGCTAATAGAACGCTTGTAAAGTTGGGTCAACCTAGAGTATCTAATATCGACACCGACTCATCGGCTAGAGCGATTGCAATTAATCAAATTTATGACACTGTTCTTCGTGGATGCTTACAAATGTATCCGTGGAACTTTTCAATTAAGCGCACCGATCTTGCTCCAGATGCCTTAGCGCCGTCATGGGGATTTAGTGCTTCATTTACTTTGCCAGCAAATTGTTTACAACTTCTTGAAGTAAAAGACGATATAAAATATCAAGTAGAGGGCGGAAAGGTTCTTTGTGATGGGACTGATACTCTTTATATTAAATACATTGCATACATATCGGATGCGGGTTTGTATCCACCAATCTTTGTTGAGTATTTTTCTCAAGAATTGGCTATTGAGGCGTGCGATAGAATTACTGATGATACTGGAATTAAACAAACGCTTCTTGCTCAAATGTCGTCTTTAAGAGAGCGCGTGTTGGCGACTGATGCTATAGAAAATTGGCCGGAGATGTTAGTAGAGGACGACTGGCTGTTGGCGAGGTTATAATGCCAATTCAAACCTCGTTTAACTCTGGAGAGTGGAGCGGCCTTTTAGATGGTGCCGTTGACATTGACAAGCGATCCAGATCTATAAAAACACTACAAAACATGATTGCTTTAAAGCAGGGCCCTGCC